TCTTCAGGCTCTTCTTTTGGTTGTTCAGCCTGTATTTCACTATCAATTTGTTTTTGTTCTAACTCATTTTGTTTTAATATTTTTGATCTTACATATTGATGACTATAATACTTACCAACATATTGTTCTAAATCTCTAGCAAGATTAACTCTTTCTCTCATCATCTCACTATGTTTTAGTTCAGCAAAATATCCATCTTGTAAGTAAGTGTATGTAATATCATTTTGCATATTGTCCCATTCTTCAGGAGCAATAACACCTTTTAAAACAAGTTGTGTTTTTAATAGATCATGGAATAACATACAGAATTTTTTTCTTAATCTGCCTACAAATTTAGTAAACTTAACTTCATCTCTACTAATTTCAGCTGCACGACCAAGGTTAAATCCTGATCCACTCTCTAATCTACTAATTGGTACGTTTAGAGAACGATATAGTTTTCTTTGGAAGTATTCTATATCTTGTATCTCACCTAGGTTTTGACCACCAGGTAAAGTTGTAATTTCAGTTCCTCTCCCACCTTCTCTACGAGGTAACCAAAAGTCTTCTAACATACTCATATAGTTTCTGTCATCTCTTATCTCACCTGTACTTGCGTCATATACAAGTTTATTTCTATATCTAGCCATAACATCTCTTAGATATTGTTCAGCCTTAATCTTAGGTAAATTACCTACATCAATATAGAATATTCTTCTCTCAGGTGCCCTAGCAATTCTGTATATTACAACAGCGTCTTCAATCATTCTTAACTGATTGACAGGTTTAATTGCTTTGTGTAGATAAGATAAAACTAAATTATGTGTTTGGTCAATAAGACCAGAAGGGCAATATGCGATTGCGTCTGTGGCAATCTTTAATCCACCTACGTTTGAAGCTGCTGTAGGATGTATTCCCTTTTCATTGAACATAAAGTATTCCTGAAATTTATCAGAGAAAGAGAAAGAGCCTGGCACGCCATCTACTCTTTGTTTTCTTACTTCTCTTATCTTCTTAATCTTTCTAGGATCAATGTATCTTAATTCTGTTATCCCTAATCTTGGTGAGTCTTTATCTATTATCTTATGATAATAAACTCTGCCGTCAACATACCATCTTCTAAAGATGTCATGTCCTTTAATATCAAAACTTAATAGTTTAAGTACCTCTGCAAATGATTCTCTCATTTTCTTTTTGATTGAATCACTATAATTTACTTTACTTAAATCTAGTTGTACTGATTGTTGATTCTCATTAGAAACTATAGCTTCAGAAACTATATCCTCTATTGCAAGGTCACACTCGGGATGTAGTGCCACCTCTCTGTATCTTCTTATTAAGTCTAGCTCGTTTCTAGCGTTTGTATCGAACCCACCATAAGACGCAAAGAACCCACCAGCAGGGACGGTTTGTGTTCCGTCCTCTGCTTGTGGAGGTACTATGTTTTGTCTTGGATCGGTTGACTTAGCGCCTAGACGCTCTATCTTAAACCCAAATAGTTCTGCCATATTATATCCTCAATTCTACTTAATTATTTAGTCGTCTATTAAGTAGTTGTATTTGTTTCAAAGTATTGGTATCTATGCGTAGCAGTAAAAGATTCTACTGCATTGTTAGTACCATAGTCCAGACCAATGTCATCCAAAGTAGTTGGGAACATTCCTCTGAACGTGTATGATTTAATCACGTTACCGTTTCGGTCTAATTGGTCAACGAAAGCGTCAACTTGATAGTCAGCGGGATTAACAAGTCCTTCATTATCAGACATATTGTTAATACCATTTAACCATCTTTCGTATGCGTTTCTAATTAAGAAGTCAGTATCATTTAGCATAGTTGTAGTCCATGTACCGAATGTTCTATCACCCGCCACATATAACTCCCTACCTCTAAATGGTATCGCAACTTCTCCCAAGGTCATTCCTGGTAGACTTGTTGATGTACATAAGAAAGACATTGTTTCAGTCTCCCCACCTACACTTGCAAATCCTGGAAAAGGCATTGTCACTCTGAACTGATTGGCACGAGCTCCACCGCCTCTTAACTTACTTTTAAAGTCATTTATATTTGGCATGGTTCTACGCTCCTATCACTTCTTCAAACGATACGCCTGTTCTAGTCGCAACGAAAGTTAAAGTTATAAAGTTGATTGATCTAGCAGGTTTGACAAAGATGTCAGCTCTAAATTCATTTCTATCAATGACATCGCCTGTGTTATTTGTTTCGTCACAAACAACTAAGAAGTCTGTAATACCTCTTCGGCCTTGTACATCTCTTAGGAATGGCTCAACTATATTTCTAAATTGTGCTCTTGTAAATTCATCATTGAATTCAAACAATTGGAATTTAGAAGCAGTTGATATTGCCTTCTCTAAAGTAATGAATAGTCTTCTAACATTTATTCTATCAAACGCACTAGGAGCAGATAATCCAGTTTTGTCACCAAACAAGATTGTACCTTGTCCTGGGAACGTAACCACTGGGTTGATTCTAGCTCTGTATAGCTCATCTCTTTGTGTCTTATTAGGATTATAAGCAAGTTTAACTGCACCTCTTACAACACCTCTGTTGAAACCAGCAGGTGAGAAGTGTGAGTCTGCAACTAGATCAGTTCTAGCACATAAACCAGCTAAATCTCCGTTTAATGGTACAAATCTGAATACGTCATTGTATTTGTCGTAAGTATATTTGTAACCACTATCAAATACTACAAATGAAGATGATCTGATTGAATTAAAAAATCCAGTCACGTTGGTTGTTTGCGTCACAGCGCTTGATACGTTAACTACATCACTTCTCTCAGGTGACACAAATACTACTGCGTCTTTTCTGTTTTCTGCGATTGTAATTAGGTTATCAATGTGTGTTGCTGAACATGTACCAGCGATGATTAGATTTACGTCTACCGTTTCAGCGTCTTCAAATTTCTCATAAGCAGTTTTCATTTGGGCAACCGTAGCAGCTGAACCATCTGCACCGCCTGATAATGAGTCATTTTTGATCGTTGTGACAGCAGTAAAAGTTGTTGATTGAGCAGTTGATCCCCAATTTGTACCACTAGAATGATGATCCATCCAATAAACGTATTTACCCTTATTGTAGATTACATCTGGATAATAGTTAGTATCTCCTTGTGGAGTTTTTGCGTCAGAAGCTTTTGATAATGAATCATATACTTCTAATACATCTCCTGCTTTTCCTGTAATGCCACCGTCTTCGTCAACTACTACAACGTGAAGCTCATCATTTGAACCTGATCTGTCAGAAACATAAGGTGATGTTCCTGGAGCAGCACTAACTAGATCATAATATTGCCATCTTCTTCTAACAGCAGATCCGTTAGCGACAGCAGTGTGTAAACCGCCAACGCCTGAAGGGTGTCTTACAATTGTTAGAGTTGTTGAAGCAATATTAGTAATTCTATATTCATAACCGCCAGACTCGCCGAAGTTTACAATATCTCCGACAGATATACCAGATACGGATGCTACCGTTACCGATGTATCGCCTACAGCTAAGTTAGTGTTATTTACGGTTGTTTTTGATGTTTCTTCGTATGCAGTTGAACTTGGACAGATGGACACTTTAATATTGTTACCATGAGCACCTGCTGTTCTTGCAGCCCAAAGTCCTACGGACCCTGCACCACCTGAATAGGTATCTTGGTACACCTGTGTATTGTTGATCAGTAAACCACTGCCGTTAGCAGTTGCGTTTAAGATCCCAGTTCCCGAAGCTCTTACTACTCTTAAAGCGTTTCCGTATTGCAAGAAACTTGCAGCCGAAAAGAACGATTCAAAAGTTGTAGAATTAGGCTTACCAAAGATTTCTACTAATTGGTTTTCAGATGAAACCGTTGTGATTTCGTCTAAAGGACCTTGAGTAAAATCACCTGCAAATGCACCTATTGAAGTTGCAACTGCTGGTACTACATTTGTTAAGTCTTTTTCTCTTACGAGAACACCTGGTGAAACTTGAAATGCCATATGTGTTGTTCTCCTATTTAGCTAAATAGTATCATTAATCTCAAATCTATTTATGTTTTTATATACCTTTACGAACCCTTACAGGATGCCACACTTCGCCTTTATCGTCTATTATTGTATCTTCCTCTGTGCCATCATCTAAAAACCCAAAAGGTGCCATATCTTGCTCTATTGCGTTTTGTTGTTCCTCATACATTCTGGCACGTACATCTTGGTCTGTTAATTCTTTAAAATATCTTTGATTAGATATCCATGCAAATATAACTAGACACATAACAAGATCATCATTAGAACCCTCTTCAGCAGACCACGATTGACCTCTTCTTACAAAGGTTGATAATTCTTCTATCATATTAAAGTCATTGATTATAAGTTTATCGCCTTCAATCAAAGTCTTTAAGTTTGTACACCCTATTCTCTTAACTTGTTTAGTCATACGAACACCTAGTTGAGCACCTCGTTTAGAAAAACCACCACCTAATATCTGACCAGCCCTACCTTTCATCATACACATTAACAGGTTTGTATATTCTAATTCAAATTGTAATGCGTCTGCAACTTGATGACCAACATCATTTACCTCAACACATACATGAGCGTTATTATAATTTTTTGCTACTCTCTCTATCGTATGAGGAAATAGTAATGGTTTGATTTCATTGTTTCTATATTTTGCGACAATACGATAAGGCATTTGTGATACATCAAATACTACAAATGCTGAATAGTCTTTTACCGTACCTCTTGCAACGTCAACCGTTATTACATAATCTCTTCCTTTGATAGGTTGTTCATACATATCTAAACCATTTTGCGATACAATGGGATTACTATGTGACATGGTTCTAATCTTAGATGGATTTAAAAGTGTATCTATTGAACCTACAAACTCACATTCAAACTCTGTGGCAAATTGTGCTTCACTAGTGTTTCTTATAGTTTCTTCTTTCCATTTTTCATCTCTGCCTGGTACCTCTGACCAATGCACCTCAA